CGGCGGGAAGAAAACACATCCTTCCGTCTACACCAATGTTGTCGACGCCAGTCTGTTTGGCTCGGACTGGGAAGCCCTCATGACGCAAGGGGCATGGACTGACCGGGCCAGCGTTTCCGACGCGGCCGGGATTTTCAAGGGGCTTGGCGAGGTGGCCAACACCACGGCCAGCTCAATTATGGGGTTCGCGCAAGCGTTGCCGGAAGAGTATCAGGCGCAGGTCCTTGCCCGGCTCAACGCCGAGACGGTCAGCTTCGGTCGCGGCTCCACGGCGGGACGTAAGGGCGTCACCGACTACGGGCCGAGCACGTGGAATTTCCAGTTCCATGACGAGGAACAGCTTCAGGAGGTCATCAATACCGCCGGGGAAGATATCCAGCGCGTTATGCTGAACGCGCTCCAGCGGGCAATGGTCGGAACGGATTTGTCCTCGATGCTGGCCGTGGATCTGTCGTCCACGGAAGGTCTGGATAAGGCGATTCAGGCCATCAACGCCATCAATACGGTAACGGAAGCCACGGCGAACATTAAAGAACCGTTATCGGAGATGGAGCAGCAGGCGAAGGCGGCACGGGCGCAACTGGACGAATGGACGGAGTCCATGCGGTCGCTTGGTGTGAATGCCGATTACGCCGGGAAGCTCATGGAGGACTACAGGCACGCCTACATCGACAACGTGATCGAGTCACTGGACGAATCGCTGCACCCGCTTTCGGCCTACGAACAGGCGGTGAAGACGGCGAACGAGGCTGTGGATCAGCGCAAAAAGGCACTTGAGATCATCGGGGCCACGGAAGGGCAGCTTGCGCAGGTGGAGGCCATGCGCGCCGAGGTGGTGAAACAGGCCACGGAGGAAATGCTGCGCTCGTTCGACCAGTCCGTCGCGCAACGGTGGGCGGCTGTGAACGGCAACAGTGACGAGGTGGGCCGGGCTATCTCACAGGCCAACGAGCTGCGCGAGACGATCCAACAGTTCGGGGAAGGTTCGGCGCAGGTGGCGGAACTCTTGAAGCTCCACGCGGCGGAGACGGCGAAGGCCGCGCAGGACGCTGCGAAGTCAGAATACGATTCGCTCAAGGCGCAGATGGACGCGCTGGAACAGCAGCGGGTCCAGCTTCAGCAACAGGCGATACAGGAGCAGATCAACGCCATCAACGAGCAGCTTTCCGCCGCGAAGACGCTCAAGAGCACATGGGAAGGGCTGGACAAGAGCCTTGGTCAATCCCGGTACAACCTGTTTGCCGGGAGCGCCAACCTTGATGCTGAAAACCGCCTCGGAACGGTGCAGGCCGAGTTCCGGCGGCTGTCCGGGCTTGCGCTTGGCGGCGACTCCGACGCGGCGGGCCAGCTTGCGGGCGTGGGTAATTCCCTGCTCGACATCGTGAAGCAGACGGCGGGGACGGAAGAAGAATACCTCGACGCTTTCTGGGCGGTGAACGCACAGTTGAAGTCCGCGCAGGACGCGGCGGGCGCGCAGGTGTCCGCAGCCGACAAGCAGCTTGAAGCGCTACAAGGCCAGCTTGATGTCCAGAACGCGGCGCTTGCGGAGTTGCAGGGCCAGAGCGCCACGCTTGAGGAGATCGAAAAACAGATTGCGGAATTGAGGCCGCTTCTGGATGCGGCCGGCGACAAGGCCGGAGTGAAGGCGTTCGCCCGGGGCGGGCTTGCCATGCCGGGGTGGGCGGTGGTGGGCGAGGAAGGGCCGGAACTGGTGAACTTCTCGCAGCCGGGGCGCGTCTACACGGCGGCGGATACGGCGGCGCTGTTCCGCAGCGTGACGCCTCGGGCGGCTGACACCGATTCGGGAAGCGATGCGGAGGTCAAGGCGTTGCGGCGGGAAGTCTACCAGCTTCGCCGGGACATGCTCATTTCCATGTCCGAGATCGCCAGATTTTCCCGCCGCACGTCCGACATGGTTGAAGCGTGGGACGCCGAGGGGATGCCGGGGGTGCGGGCATGAAGCTCATAGAGCCACAGGCCATCCGGTTGCTGTCCAGCACCGTGCCGGAAAACGACGCCCCGGCGTGGAACGCGGGCACAGCCTATGAGATCGGGGATTCCGTCATCCATGAGCATAGGGTCTACAAGGCCGTGACCGCCAGCACGGGCAAGCGGCCTGACCAGAATTGCGAAGGGACGGATGCGGCGTGGCGGCTCATGGGGCCGACGAACCGTTACGCAATGCTCGATCAGTATGTCTCAACGCAGACCGTCGCCCCGATGGACGCCGAGACGCTGACGTTTACGGTGACGTTCAACCGCTGTACGGCGTTCGCACTCCTGAACTTCAAGGCTACCAGCATCCGGGCCGTGGTGAAGGACGGCGACGGCCTCGTCATGTACGACCGCACGGTGAATACGCTGAAAGACGTGGACGGCTACTGGAAATACTACTTCCTGCCCCTTGAGCGCATCGTGGATCAGGCCGTGACCAACATTCCCATGTCGCCCGTGGCCACGCTTGAGGTCACGCTCACGCAGGAGGGAGGCCCGGCGCTCGGGCAGGTCATCGCGGGGCAGGCGTGGCCTATCGGTACGACGCAGTACAATACCCGGCTCGGCATCCGGGACTATTCCAGAAAGGACTCCGACGAGTTCGGCAACACGCGGCTGGTCAAGCGGGCCAACGCCAAGCGCACGAGCCTGCCGCTGTATTTGCACCCGTCCCGGCTGGACAGCGTGCGGGAAATCCTCGCCCGGATGCACGGCCTTCCCGCGCTCTGGCTCGGGGACGACAACGAAGGGATCGGTTCCTACCAGTCGCTGACTGTCTGGGGCTGGCTTGAGGACTGGAACGCGACCGTCATCGGGCCGAACGAAATCAGCATGACCATTGACATACAGGGGTTGAAATAATGGCAGTAAAGCAGCTTCCCAAGATTTCGGATCTCCCGGAACCGCCGGACAGACTTGTGGGCGATCAGGAACGGTTTGACGTGCTGACGTTCAACAGCCTGAAAGCGCAGAAGAAGATGGTCAACGATGATCTGAACAAGACGCTGATCCCCGCGCTGAACGAATTTGCTGTGGATGTGAACGCCAGCGTCGACGCGGCGGCTCTGAGCGAACGGAACGCCCACGACTCGGAAGAGGTGGCGAAAAGGAAGGCGGGTGAAGCCTCGGGCTCGGCGGGGGCCGCAAAGGTTTCGGAAGACAACGCGAAAGTCAGCGAGACGAATGCCCTTGCCTCAAAGAACGCGGCGGCCCTTTCCGCCGAATCCGCCGAATCCGCCCGCATAGCGGCGGAAGCGGCCCGCGACGAGGCGCAGGATCTCGCCAATGTCGGGTATGCGTCGGAAAGCCACGCGGGGCTGGCGAAGGTCGACGGGAAGACCACGCGGGCCGACGCGGGCGGCGTGATCACAGTGAAAGATGTGGCGATTGGTGGGGATCTCGGGGATCTTGCGAGTGCGCGGGGGCAGGTTGGGGATGCTAAAGAGATGCCAAATCTGGACTTTAATACGCTTACAACTCCGGGAAACTATAGAATAACGGGGAATCCCACTAACGGTCCTTCTTTGCCTCTCAATATCTCCGGAGCTTCCATCGGTTCTCTTATTGTAGCTGGTACTTTGGGACAGAATGGGCGCATCTTTCAGATCATGATATCCGGTAGCACGGTTACGTGGAGGACTGTTCAAAATTCGACAGGAACGACATGGAGCGCTTGGCAACAGTTGCTTTCAGGAAACAAAGTTGGTGACGGCATTCGCACAACCCAAGGTATCATCTCCGTCCCCGAATACGAGGGCGCGACGGCATCGAAGGCCGGGACGTCCGGCCTTGTTCCGCCCGCAGCCGCCGGGCAGCATGAAAGCTTCCTGACCGGAGGCGGGGAGTACAAGCCCGCGCTCACCAAGATTTCGGACAGCGTGAGTCTGGAGGACTCGAAGACGGCGGCGTCCGCGAAGGCCGTGAAGGCGGCCTATGAACGGGGGACTGCCGGGGTCACTGCGGCGAATGGCAAACTGTCTTTGTCCGGCGGCGTAATGAGCGGGCGCATCGGCGGCCTTCGAGGGAACTACAATGCCGATGCGAGTTCAAGGTATGCAACCGGCGCTCTCGAAATACGGGAAAATGGAGGCGTAGGGAGTGCGCAATCAGACATAGCCTATGCTCCGACAATCGGCTTTCATTGGGCGAATAAAGTTGCGGGCCTGCTTGCGCTGCGAAGCGACGGCATATTTACCTTTTTGAAGCAAAACGGAACGAGAGCCGTTGTTGATTGCGATGTCCCGTATGCAACTGCGGCAAACAAGCTCCGCAGGGAAGGGGGTGTCGATACAAGCTGGTATTGGAATGGTCAGGGAGGCCAACCCGGTTGGCTGTGGGGAGGCAATGACGGAACCAATATGTACGTTTACAATCCCGCTAATTTCAGCGTGAACTATGCGAACAGCGCGTACATATCCACCGCCGTCTCGGGAGTATGGTTCGGGCGCAATAATCAAACTGTCCCCAGCGGAGGGACATGGAGAGTGATTACGTCGATAAATGGAAAGATTGATTTCATGACCGTCGCTGGCGGAACTTCTATCCCGCACGACTGGTGGTATGCGGTCAGAGTCGCATAAGGGGGAAAGTATGGATTACGGACAAATCATCTACCGGACTGCTGATGATTCCTATGTCATCACAAAGGACGGCATGCCCTACCACGTCTATCCCTATGCCGCCGAATTCGCGGAGGAATGGGACGCCGTGTTTGCCTACGCCGAGGCCCATCCCGAATGCGTGACCGAAGAACAGCCCTACGTCCCGCCCGTACCGACGCTTGAGGAAGTGAAGACCGCCAAGCTCTCGGAAATCAACGCGGCAGCGGACAGGGCCATAGCCACACTCACGGCGACCTATCCGGACCGGGAGATCAGCACGTTCGACAAGCAGGAATCCGAGGCCCGCGCCTATGCCGCCGACCCTACGGCTTCAACGCCGCTTCTTTCGGCGTTGGCGCAGGCACGGGGCATTTCTCTGCCCGACCTCGTGGAACGGGTGCTCGCCAAGGCCGACGCCTTTGCCGTGGCTTCCGGCTCCATCATCGGCCAGCGTCAGGCACTGGAAGATCGGCTTGATGCCTGTACGACGCTGGAAGATGTGCAGGGCATCACCGTCAACATCTCCATGCCAGGCGGGGGAGAAGCATGACGTACGGAAAGCGAACGTTGATCGCCGTCGACCAGCTCCTCAATACGCTCCTCGGCGGCTGGCCGGATGAAACCCTGTCCTCGCGCTGTTACCGCTGGGCGCGGGACGGGGTGAGGGCATGGCCCCGGCGCGTGGTGGACGGGCTGTTCTTTTGGCAGAGGGAGCATTGCAAGAGCAGTTATGAGAGCGAGAGGGAGGGGAGGCAGTCGCCGCCGGAATTGCGGCGCGTGACCCCGGAAGCGTAACCCGTTATAATCTTTTCAGGCAGAGGCGGGGGAGATTGGAGCCTCCCCCACCGGCCCGGTGTACGACCACCGGACCACGGCCCCACACGATGATTGCAGCATCGTGCAAGGTTTCCGCCTGCGTTTATGGCTCACA